ATCGTTACCAGCTTTAGGGCGTACCACATTATCCATGTAGCGTTCTACTGTGTCTCCCCAATCCTCACGGCCCTCACCGTCGATATACTTAGCGTAGCGAGACTTAGCAATAAAAGTCTGGTAGTCAGTTGGTAGGTAATTATTCATCGTCAGTCTTTCCTCTCGCTCTCATAGTCTTATCTTCTTTTAGCCAAACCATACGGTCAATATCTGATCTAGCTATGCCAATGTCTAGTAGCTCTTTATCTGTTAGCTGATTAAGTTGCTTGATTGCTATTCTGTGAGTTCTCCATGTCGCAAGGTAGTTCATATATCTCCAGAACCACGACATGCCTGTCCTCTTCTTACTCATCGGTTGTCACCTGATCCTTGTAGTGTACCGTTCTTAACACGCTCGTTTAACTTCTCCATGTTCAACTCAATGATCTTAACTAAGCTGCCACCAAAGATGTTAGATAGAGCTACAGTGTAGAACAATACGTCACCTAACTCTTTTAACACTGCGTCATCATCAATCTTGTTGTCACGAAATAGTTTCTTAATCTTCTCTGATACCTCACCAGCTTCACCAGTCAACCCAAGAGCATTCTCAATAAGACGCTCCCGACCTTTAGTAATCATCTTGTCCTCTACAAACTGTGAGTACATATCAATCATATCTTTCATATCTTTCGCTGTAAGCATTACATCAACCTTCCATAAAATTCTGTGTGTGCGTTTCTATCGTCTTTATCGAACAAGTACCAAGCGCAGTTGTCTTTACCTGTCATCTTGCTACCCTCAATCCATTTAACTCTGCCTATACTTACGATCTTTGTACAATAAGTCATAAGTGCGGCAGACTGTTTAGTGTGCGCCCAATCAGCATCAAACAACAACCAAGTTGGGCATATCTCCGTCCAGTGATCTATGAAAGCGTGTAAGAACTTCCTTTCCCACGGTGGGTTAGTAATGCAGAGGTCAATAACCTTATACTGACTGCCAAAACTTATCTCCATTGCATCCATCTGCTTAATGTCTGGGTGTCTAGGTTCTATGTCACAGGCATATAAACATTCCCCTAGA